AAGAACCAGCAGGCAATCGCCAAACTGAACAAGCAGATTGAGGCAGAAGTTGGGCATTTTTTAACCAAGAAGGCAACACTGGAAGAGCAGAACAAGAATATGCGAGTAGCAATTTTAGAAGCGATGGAAGCGAACGACGTTGACAAGTTTGACGGCGACCTAATCAGAATAACCCGCGTCAAGGCGACCACTCGCACAACATTCGACTCAAAGAAATTCGCCGAAGAGCGACCAAAGACTTATGCGAAATTCTTGAGGACATCACCCGTCAAGGCAAGCATCCGTCTCAAAGTCAAGGCATAGACTGGTGCTGTACCCGAGTCAAGAAGACTACCTAGTCAGGCTGGGCGAGCGCCCGTATCTATTTTGCGGCACAGGTGCAGGCAAAACTCGCATGGCTATGGTTCGAGCAAAACGGGCTGGCTTTAATAAGATACTTGTTATCACGCCAGCCACCGTCCGAGATACAAAGCAGTGGGAGAAAGAACGAGAAGAAATTGGCATTGAGTTTGCTGAGTTTCAAGTTGAGGGCTACCACTTTTTACAGAAATATAAAAAGCTGGACTTCACTCAATACAGCGATTGGTACTGCATCATCGACGAAGCCCACAAGATTAAGAATAGCCAGAGCAAGCAAGGGCTGGGCGCGCACAAGCTCTGTCTGGCGGCTGGGGGCTATTCACTGCTAAGCGCTACACCAATGGCGAAATGGGCGGACGCAGTCAACTACGCCAAGCTCACAGGATTAGTGCGACACAAAACCGAGTTCTACAAACGGTATGTAATAGAACAACGGAGTTATGCTCATAAGGGCATGGACATCGTCGGTTATCGCAGGACTGGTGAGCTTGCAAAGTGGTGGAGTTCAATCGCCCTGCGAGGACGCTCAGAAGAGTTCACCGAGCTACCGAGCAAACAAGTGATTGACGTGCAGATACCAATTAAGCGAAAAGGTTATATCGAGATGATAAAGACACGGATGCGCGACGGTGAGCCGTTGGACAGCCCGCCGAAATTAACTTGGGCGCTACGGGCTTACGCCGAGGCAGCACCCGAGAAATTGAACTGGGTCGTGGATAAAGTGGACGGTTTAGAGAACTGTATCGTGTTTGTAAACACAATCGCAGCGCTTGATGCACTAAGCGACAAGTTCGACAAAGCCCACATCAAATATGGCGTGTGGTATGGCAAGAAGAAAGACAAGTTTGAAGACCAGGACGTGATGATTGTGCAATATCAGTCTGGCGGCACTGGGCTGAACTTGCAGAAATTCAGCAACACGATATTTCTGTCACCAACCTACAGCTACACCGACCACCACCAAGCCACGGGCAGAACTTGGAGAAACGGTCAGCAAAAACGTTGCACGTTCTACCAGCTCAAAGCCAGCAACACGATTGACGGCGCTATTTATAAAGCGCTAGGCGAAAAGAAAGATTTTGACGACAAACTAATACCGACAGGAGAGTGGAATGAAGCGCTATAGTAAAGAATTTACCCTCAGCACCGAAGAACAACGTAGCCCTGGCTGGTTCAAGGAGCGGGCAGGCATCCCGAGTGCCAGTGGGCTAGGGTTTCTATTTGACACGCTTAAAGATGGTTTTACACCGAGCGCTAAGGCAAAGAAATACCTCAAGCAGCTAGCATTTGAACGGGAGTTCGGCACGACATTCGAGAACTTCCAGACCAAGGCAATGAGAGACGGAGTGTTCTACGAGGATTTCGCCAAAGAGGTGTACGTCAAGGAGACAGGCAACACACTAATTGAAGCTTATTCATATGTTTCTGATTGGTTCATCGCCACGCCAGACTCGAATGTGGTGGAGAAGAAGACCAAAGACACGGGCTTGCTGGAGTGCAAAATCGTCGGCGATGCGACTTTCATGGAGATGATTGAGGAAGGCATGCCGATAGAGCATGAATTGCAGACGCAATCACAACTCATGGCGAGTGGAGACGACTGGGTGGACTACATCGTGGTCAACCTAAAGACTAGAGCCTACTTCATTCAACGAGTGAAGCGGAATAATAAGCTCATTAAGAGGATTTACGAGCGCCTACATGAGCCGCTGGACTTGCCGACACTCAAAGACATTGGCGTGAAGCGGTTTGAAGAGGGTGCTTTGCAGGAATATATGGGCGAGGGCTCATCACAGGACGAGGACTTAATAATTGGCGACCTGCCATTCTAAAATAAGTAAAAATAATTATTGCTTTATTTATTTCGGTGTGCTAGTATAGAGGTACAGTAAAAGCAAAGGTTACAAAGAAGGAGATACGACATGTCACAAGTAGTACTAATATTAGGGAAGTCGGGGAGCGGCAAAACAAGTTCAATTTTTGGGCTGGATGAAGACGAGGTGAATGTTATATCGGCAACAGGAAAGCCGATGCCATTCAAAAGCGATATACCAGTGTTCAAACCAAAGAACCTATCGCATGTACAGTCTGTGTGTGACCGCACAAAGGCACCAATCGTAGTGATTGACGATGCGAACTATTTTCTGACTTTCTATAAAGCAGAGCATTTAATGGACAGCAATCCATATTTAGCACCAAAGCAGGTTGCCAAATGGTTTACTGACCTGATGAACCATCTGATGACCAAAGAGGGCGACCAGATATTCTATATACTTGCTCATACAGAGATAGATGAAGACAACGCTCGTGTTTTCAAGACAACAGGGAAGTTTATTAGAGAGGATTTGGCACCAGAGGGTTTAACTAATATTGTTGTTGAGTCATTTCGAGAGGATGGCGATTACAAGTTCGCGGTTAAACCGTTGGATGATGTTAGCCCAGTTAAGACCCCTCGGGGCATGTTTGATACTGATGTTATGCCTAACGACCTAAAGGAGTTAGATAAAACTATCAGAGATTTTTATAAACCAATAAAGAAGGAGAAATAACAATGGCAGACTCAGAGAAATCACAGAAAGACCTAATCGGTCAGCTTAATAAAAGCGATGTGAAAATCGACAAAGAAGCAGCAGATAAGATGAAGGACAATATCTTGAATGATAAAGCCCCAGCTCGATACCTCGGGCTCGGAGTTCACGATGTCAACGTGACCAGCGCCGAGCTTGTTGAAGCTAGGACTGGCACAATGGGCATGAAGTTCAATGTTGAGAATGAAGAAGGCAAAAGCGACGTGACAATGTGGCTTAGCGAAGCAGCATTGCCGTACACCATTGAAAACGTCAGCCGTTTGGTGGTTCACAACGCGTCGGAGAAGAAGAAGGACGAGGCTCGGAACTTTATGAGCAACATCCTAAGCGCTAAAGACCTGTTCGGCACTGTGGTCAAGACACTAGAAGACCGTGCCAAAAACAACAAGTCGTTCCAGTGCTGGCTCTCAATCCGTGAGGACAAGAATGGTAGCACCTACGTCAACAAAGATGGCGAGACAAAACCATCGCTTGACCGTAACCTGTTGCCATACGAGCCAAAACAGACCGCTACTCAGTCAGTCGCTAAGACTACTGGTGGTGAAGCAGTTGACGTATCGGACGTACCTTTTTAATTAACGTGAGGCATTGCGCCTCATTACGGGCGGCTTGCAGAATAGAGACAGGAAATTCTACTTTGAGCGGCTTGGCACACCCAAGTCCACTTTCGCTGTAGCCTTTGCGCCTGAATCTGAAGTAAGCCGTCCATAATGGGGCGTAGAGAGGGAAATCATGTTAGAGAGCAAATTCAAATCAGACCAGCGTAAGCACTTTCAGAAACTGGGATGGGTATTTATCCAATTCGGCAATGATGCGCCTACTGGCTTTCCCGACACTCTCTGCCTAGCGCCTAATGGCTACCACTGCTTCGTGGAGTGGAAGAAGTCTAAGAACGCTAAGAAGCAACCACTCCAGGAGTACTGGAACACGACTCTGAACGAAGCAGGGCATGACAGTTACTTTGTCTACCCCGAGAATTTGGAAGAATGGAAGCAAGAAGTATTAAAAAAGGGAGGGCAAAATGCACGCATATATTGATGAATTTGGTATTCTAGACGAAAAACCAACCATGGTCGTTAAAAATATGTGTCTTTGGTATGACGGCACGTTCAGACCAATGCGTGGGCATCCAAAACTTAATCAGACCACCTGTAGGTGGAAGTTTGATGGCTATATCTGGTGGCATTTATGAACCAGATTAAAGAAAGGCAGTTTATGACCGATGTTGAAAGAATAGTTAAAATCAAAAAATTGGCTTCTGAATTAAATCTTCGAATACACTTAGCTTCTATGGATTTTTCAGATAAAAAAGAGGAGGACATTACTGATGTTAAAGAGGTGCTAGGTATAGTTTTTGTAGATAATTTGACCACTAATGATTTGGCTTTTTACTTTCAGCAAAACAGGTTCAACGATGAACGAACTAAATAACTTACTCTCATTCGCTTGGAGCGGCAGTAAAAAAGACCGCTACACCACCGACAAATGGAGTAAAGACAAGAATTGCCGACCATTGAGCAAAAGCACAGCTACAGCCAACGCCTTGCTTACGGGTCATAGACAACTCGACAAGACTAAGCGTTGGAAATTAGTGGCAGTCGACCTTGATAATAAAGACAACTGGGCAGAAGTGATTGAAACTTTCAAATCGCTCGAATTACCTAAAAGTCTGACGGTTGCAACCCCGAACAAGGGCTACCACATTCTATTTTGGGTCAACAAGTCCGTGCCTGCTCAAAACATCAACGATGACCGACATTGCGACAACTTCGAGC